CGAGCTCTGTGCTCCTCCAGGGTCAAAATCGACCCAAAGCGTAAGAAGTTTAAGTAAAACTTAAACTTATTTGTGTACTTACGCCACCTCAAGAATGGAACTTACTTCCATTCACCCAAGTTGTACCAGAAGGGTACGACCTGGTGCCTTGAGCATGTGTCTTTGAACTGGCGGGTCATTTCGACCGACTTCTCCTGTTCAAAGGCGCCACGATGTAGTGCATGCATGAGTGCTCCAACAGAGGTATGTGATTTTATAATCACAACTCGCTGTCTGATGACTCTCGCAATGTACCCTTCGTGTCCATGGCGGGCTTGGGCTGGTCGGGCTTCATCGAAGTTGCAGATGATGCCGTCGTCGCCGAAGCCTTCGGGGAGATATGTTGTACTCGCTCTTGAGCTAGCTCTACGAGCATAGTGCCAAACGCGAATAAAACGTATATCACACCCATCATAGCCATTGCGCATATGACTGTAGCGCCGAATCTTGTTAGCGATCCGGATGCATCCTGTGTGGAACTCATTATAGTCTCCTTTGAAATAAAAAGGGCGGACCATAATGCCATCCAGGAAGTCATAACCACAGCTCTCAAAGAATCGTCCCGCCAAGAACGATTTCTTTGAATTCACGGTAAACCCTAGAAAATCTAGGGTTGTCTTCAAGAGTGGAAAACAGTCACGCTTGATAATGATGTCATCTCCAAAGGAGACGGCCTCATTGTCCCCGCAAGCGCGGGCGATTGCTAGAAAGATAAGACTTTCTAACTCAAACGTATAACCGTTTCCCATACTTGAAAACTTGGATAAACGCACCTCCTGACCATCGATCTCACTGTATTCAGTGCGAGCTAGGTCAACGAGGCACGCCCATTCGAACGGGAGCAACAGCCATATCAACTGATATGCGATAGTATCGCTAGCAGAAGATAAATCAACTGTTGCTAGACCGGCCTTGTGGGCAATCCCGGCCAATTTCCGATTAATATCGGCTTGATGGTCGAGATTGATTCCATACCGTTTCATCCTCTGTCTCAATAGAGCGCCAATGCCCAGTTGAACATAAATGTTCAAGTGGGGCTCGATCGCTATAGCGCGATCTGTCTTGGCAGTCTTTGGAACAAAGGTTACCTTACTATAGCCTCTAAGTGTCACGGTGCTTGCGCTCCGCGGGATTAGAGAACGATAGTAGGGATAAAGGCGAGGTGAAACATGCATTTCGCATGAGTATTTCTTGCTAGCAACTACGTCAGGTCCAGAGCAACTTGAAGTCGCTCCCGGGCCATAGCGCATATTGGACTCCATATAGTCGAGCTTCGCTCGATTAAGTGGACCCAAAACGTCAGAGATAATCCGTTGTGCACGTAAGATGACTTCATTTGTTCTCCGGTCAAGAGGGCTGACGCCACCTTGATTATAGGATACTAATCTGTCATTAGTCTCACGACACTGGTTCTCTGCAGTCCACCAAGCCTCTATAGCTGCCTTTCTAGGGTTTGCTGTAGTGGTGAGGTTAGGATTTTTGCGCATAGCCTCGCTAACCAAATAGTCGTCAGCGAACGTACGAGATTCAGTATCAGGCTTATCAAGCTCTAGATATTGATCCCATTCACCGCTTTCGGCTAGGAGGTAGCAAGTAAGTGCACGAACCGTACCTACGGACTCGCACACACGCAAGAAGACGCCAAGCTCGACCGCAAAGGTACGAGCAGCTAAGCTCAACTTAAGCTTTCTGGCCATGACCAACCTTTCTTTAGTTTAAAAACTAAGGTCTACAGATTAACCGTAGATAGGGTCGAGGTCACGGAGAGCACCACGCACGAGCGTGTTGCTCAACGCATTTTGCATAAATGCATATGCGTCCTTGCGTTCAGCATCGGTAGCTTCGACCGGGAAAATCAGGTCGAGGCTGCCGCGGATGACGTAAGCTTGAGTGGTCACGCCGTTCACCACAGAGGTGACAGGCATTTCCAGAGTGAGCTTCGAGCGGTTGACGCGAGCAGTTCCGCGAGCGAACTTGCTGTTCACGGCCAGGCGTTTAAAGCCTACCGAGACACCAGCAGTACGATCGACGAACGTGTAGGTACCCGCGTTATCTTGCGCTTCCGGGTTGAACGTGACGGCCACAGGAGTGGCAGCGCCGTTATTAACGGCGATAGGGGCAACGATTGCCATAGGTGATAACCTAAAGGTAAGAAGATAAAGGAAAAGCTAGCTAGCGCCTTAAGGAATTTAAGAGCGCCAAGCCGTTCATAATGTGCTTTTTCGAAATGCTGGGATCATACTTGAAGCTAGCAACCCTCGGAATTGTAGTGGGCGCAGAACGCGTATCCACTCTCTTCAGAAGGGTCGCAGCTCCAGGTTTAATGATTTCCCGATGCGCTTTCGTCTGAGTCATAATGAACTGCTTGTCGGAGGTGGACTCAAGAACGTATAAACTTTTGATAAGGACCAGGTTGTCAAGAGAGGCGAGAACTTCGCCAATATTGACCCACCAGTCGATAACAAAAGAAAACGGTATGAGTTCATAACCGACAGCTAGCGGGTTACCGAAGCCGTGACTAACAAGGATGTTCGTAAGAGCATCAGTGTTAATGTAAGCTCTCCATTGACAACGGTATCTGATCTCTCTAACGCCAGACCACTCTGCGGAGCAGGTGTTGACGGTAGAGTTAGCAGATTCCGTGCCAGAGGATTGCCCTCGCGTCCTTCGGGATTCCACTCCTTCGCGATACAATGGAATGCCGGAACGGTTACGCAACTCGTTCATAGCACTAGCCATGTCGCTACAGAGTGGGGATATGCCGTAAGTCCACGCGAGGTAAGCGTCGGATGCACTCTTAGAGTACACGTCGACTTTCTTAGCTCGCGCGATACTTGCGCCATGTCGCCTGATCAAACTTTTCCCCTTGGTGACTACCACTTCAGCTAAATCGCGGAAGAGTTGTGCCGTTTGGGCATACTCAGCCATCATTTGAGCTAAGTTAGTTGCGTCACCGCGGATCTCCGCGCGAATCTTGTTATAAACAAGCTCGCGGTCGATGCTTTCGACAGGTACAACCTTATCCCCGACATAGAAGAAAGACGAAACGCTTGCGTTCGTCCTCCAGCTACGGGGATACGTAAAGGTGTAATAGTCGAAACCCGAATCTGTACGAATAGTGCTAGTGGTCGTCCGACTTGTACCGCCAAGGTACAAATCTTTCGGCCTCTTGCGTTTCGTAGCAGTCGGGAACACCCAAGTCCGTTCATTGTACTCCCAAGTGCTAATAGTCGGCTTACTCCAGGTTAACCCAGAGTTAGTCGATTCTGAGCGCGTGGAAGTCATGACCTTTCGGCCTGAATGAGAAGTGGGCATAGAAATATAACATCGAAGTTTGCAGGTTGAGGGCTCAGCCCTACACAGAACACCCCCCGGTGAAGCTAACCAAACATGAGGATAGCGCAGAGGATATCAAGAAGGACGTCAAATGCTTTAGGTGGCAGCCAAGCTGCCCCCAAGAGCAAGATGACGACCAACAAGATAAGCTTCATACTATCTCCAAGTTTGGTGCGGAACCGGGG